CTCAACAAGTTCTACGTCATGTATGTTATACTCAACGAATTGTTCCCAGTAATTGTTATAGAAATCTCTGAAGTCAACGCCAGGATTTTCTTTCTTACGCTCACCTAGTTCTTGTTCTGCAATGTAGTCCAACCTGTAAGATTCTTGTTTGGCATAAGTAAATTTTTTGTAGAGATCCAGATAATCAAGCTGAGCAATACCATGCAGGTCATAAGAAATTTCTTCATTGCCTTTAACATAAATGCTACGATGTTGTATCAAACCCCATGGGGATAGTTTAGATGCTATGCTGTCTCCAAGTTCTCTCTCGATTCTTCCAGCCAAATATGGAACGTCAAAGAAGGAGATGTTCCACCCAGTGATAACATCTGGATAGTTAGCCTGCCAAAAGTCCATAAACTTGGATAGAAGTTGACGCTCATTAGAACAGTGAACATATGTCACATCATCGCGTGTCTTACTATACTCTTTAGTTCCAAAAGTTATAACCTTCTTTGTTTTAGAATCTTTAATCGTGATGAGAAGGATCTCCTCATTGGTAGTTTTTACATCAGGAAATCCTTCTTCAGTACATGTCTCAATATCGAGATAGAATGTTCTAATCTGATCAACATCCCAGTTGATGTCATAGTCATATGTATCGCTAATATATTGAAAGACATAGTTGGTATTTCCATACAACCCAAAACCTTCTACGTCTTCATAACGTGTCACGAACTCTCTTGTTTCTTTTATCGTTCCAGGTTTAACTGAATCGACAACTTTACCGTCTAGAGTTTTCCATTCACTATCTGACTTCTTAGATGAAACATAAAGAGTTGGTGAGTACTCCAGTTTATATGAAAATGCTTTGCCATGTTCATAACCACGAACCAGCATTCTGTTCCCGTAAGGATATACGTTAGTGTAAAATTGCATTAAACCTGCTTTCCATACATAAGTTGCATCGCGTCAAGTGCGCAATCGTGGACGGGATGATGTTTGATGACTTCGTGTCTTTTGAATAACGGATGATCTACTTCTACATATCCGTTTGTAGTTCCATAAAGGAGATCAACTGCAGTTCTGACATCTCTCCACATATGGTATCCTGTAATTTCTTGCAAGCCAACTTGCACACACAACGAATCAATCACAAGTTGATCAAGCGAACCTCGTGCCCACATAGTTTGCTTATCTGCGTTTGGAAACTTTGCCATATATTCATGCAATGTTTTAATTCCAGTTTTCATACTCACATCATCTCTGGAAGGATGCAGACTAACTTCTTTCACATAACGATGTTGTTCTTTCCACCAGTCAAATGTAGATTTACTAATGGTGCGCCCAGCATTAGTTTGTTCCTGTACATTAAACTTAACAAAGCACGCATCGCCAAGTAAGTCTTGGTATATTGGACGTTTCTCTGGATCGAAATGAATTATTGCTGCCGATAGAATGACAGCATTTGATTCTACACCAAGAGATTCTATATCAAATATGAACACTAAGGATTTCCTTGTTCTATTTCCTGCTCGTAATGTTGCTTAAGCAACATGTATTGTTTGATCAGATCAGAAGGCAACAACTTGGAGTTCTCTCTCCAAAATTTATCAAACTCATTGGCGAACTGTCTACTTAAACGAATCTCTTCATAGTAATAATGCTGTAACATATTCAACTCCGTAATGATAGTTTTTTTAATTCTTCCATTCTTTTATTCAAAGCAATCTGCACTTTTTTACACGCCTCAATAGAATCAAGACGTTTGATATTTGCCTGGGTCTGTATCCTACAAGACTTATATCCACCAGATGCCTCTTCCCAAGCGTATCCAAGTTTGTAACCAAACTTACTTTTGTGTTCTGAATGTAAGTATCGTTCGAATTTTAGTCGTTCAGACTCTTCTTCAATTATTATGCAGCGAACATAAACAGACTCAATATCAATTCCTTCTTCTCTAATAAAAACACCGCACATATGGTGTGTAACTTTATTATCTTTTCCTGCAGAAGCCCTCAAATCACTTATTCGTTTTGGCATAAAACTAGACTCACCGATATAACATATATCCTTATGCACAAGTTGTTTTGGTTTTTTTAAAGATACTTGATATACACCTGGATATTTTCCATCAGAAAACTCCTTCCAGAAGTTTATGCATTTTTTGCTTATCTTAACATAACTACACGCAGATAAGATTTCTGTAAGTTTAACCCACTCGGTAACTTTATAGTTGGTTCTCATTTGATCACCTTCGAGTTGTCAGCGACATCTTTATCATCACGAATTTCTACAAAAATTGGAAGGAACAATGACTGCTCTCCTGTTTTATTCTTGATACGACTATTATACTTGATTGCCACAATTTTGTCAAGTAAATTTTCTTTCCAGAAAGTTTTACGGTGTTCGTCGCTAAAACCAGATCCGACTTTAACCTTTACAACTCCATCTGATGATTCGCATACAATCGCACCTAGCATTCCTGCAGCCTTGCCCGTTCCTTCTTCAACTGCAACAATCTTCAGATCGCACTCTAGTTCACCTTTGAATTTAATCTGATGCTTTACACGTTTGTCTTCCCAGACACCACGTTTGTCTTTGAGGATAATTCCTTCTTGACCAGAAGAAAGTAACTTTTGAAAGATAGTGTTAACCTGTTCAATGTCATCGACTACATAATTGTCTACAAGATCTATTTTCGTATAATGATTAGAGAACTTTGTCCAAAGTGTCTGCAAAGAATTCAATCTGGTTTCATAATGAGTTGGGCAGTGAGCATCAACAAAGTACAAATAAGGAATGACATCCCAGACAGTCGCATGAACCATGGCTGCTTCTTCTGGTTTGATTGTTCCCTTGTTTGCTTTGTTCAGAATACCATTGCCAGTTTGTCGATCTAGGATCTTTCCGTCTTTCTTTAGGATCAACTCTCCGTCGAACACGCAGTCAACGCCATTAGACAACGAAATGAATTCCTCATCTAGATTACCAAGCAACTGAATTTCTTTGCCATTGCGTGACCGATACTCAACGGAAGATCCGTTTTCGTTGTGGCGAACGACTGCGTTGAACCTCATACCATCCATTTTCAACTGGACGTATGCTGGGAACTGAACCTTGTCTATCAGTTTCTGTTCGAAGCCACTGCACAGCATCACTGGATACTCTTTGATCAAACCAAGCCATACCGTATTTGCGGTCGCGATTGACACTCCACATTTTAGATCCTTTTCAATAATACGTTCAATAACTTTAGCATCATCTTCGTTTAGTGCTTCTAGCATTGACGTCAGATGAGCAATCCCTGCATTACCAGTTACCAATCTAGCAGATAGATCATACAAAGAATCCAAAGCAAATTCTAATTTGATACCTGAACCAGAGTTAGGTGTGTACTTTGGAATCTTACGAATGTAAAAGTTTGTGAATGGATCAAGAGCCAGCTCAACAACTCTGCGTAGAGTTTGATTCTTACTATGCTGCTCCAGTTGTTCGATCTTAAAATTGCGAGAAGGATTCGCAGCAAGACTATCAAAAAAATTGTGCAAGTTCATTCCATATCCTTAATGTTTTTCTTCAACACTTGGAACTGCCTATATTTTTTGTCAATCCGAATAGGGTTTTTAAACATCTGAAATTGTTTAGGATCATTCCATTTGAAGTATCCATAAACTTTTGACATACTATCTGACATTAGATATGTATGATTGGGCTGATACGACTCAGCCCAGTTGGTTATTTCTTTGGCGAGAATCATGCAGCTTTCCTAAAGTAACCATAAGGAAGTCCGTTAAGATGGCAGAAATAATCCCAGTCGCCATCAGCATGGCTAGCGTCCATAATCCACCTGAGTGCAGTCTCACGATCACGCGCACCCATACAGATTGTGTTAGTAACATGCTGTTCGAACTTAGCAACTGCTTCTTTCTCAGCATCCTCTTGATCTTTGAGATTTTGCTCAATGACCTTAACACAAATCTCAATCTGTCGATTGAGTTCTTCGATAGACATCTCGTCGAAGTTCATGTGGCGAGGACGAATACCATGCGCATCTTTGTACGCATCTGAAAGAATGCAACCTAACTTCTCACGTACCGTCAAATTTTCCCAATGTTTCATAACGTCTCCTTATTTAACACCAACGACTTTGCGGGGATAACCAGTAGCAAATCCTGAAGTTCCTCCAAGATATCCACGGGACGACTTAGCGCTCATGAAAGACTTGGGAGTTCTTTGGGGTTTATCTACTTTGATGACACCACCTTTACGCAGAAATGTCTTGAGTTCTTTTTCTGCTAAAGCACGGGATTCATTTTTGGTTCGCAGTTGCATGTTATAGATTACGTTCTTATTCATATAGTTCCTTCATCAAGTTTACAATTCAATTATACCCCGATCTTGAATTATTGTAAAGCCATTTGGAGGATACCCTTACAGATTGTAGGGTTATTAAGTAAGTAGGCACTTACTTACTTGGCGCTCGTTTAGAGCGATTTGGAGGGGTTGCAGGAGTTTGGGCTACCATTCCCCCACCGATGGCAGGGGAAGCCTCTAACGGGCTGGTAAATCGCCTGCTGAAGCGATCTGGATACCCGACCCGAACAGTCGGCTATACTCATTGACCAGCTTTACGTCTGGGTCGCCTTCGGCTGCGATTGCACTATTGTTGAGAGTTACGTTACCAGAAACGTAAGGCATATATGGCATCATTCCAACGCCAATACCTTGTTCCGTTTTTTGCATTACAATAACTGCTGGCTCTTTGAGAGTTTTTGTAGTTGGGAGATTATTGATCACTTCAGCAATAAGTTCTTCACCACTAATCATTTTAAATACTTTAATATTCATCAGTTTCTTCCTTGGCTAGATCTTCTAAGAAGTCTGCTGCCTGTTCATGATTTTCAAACTGTTTGACAAAGAATTTATCAAAGTCGAAACAGTGCTGTCCTACTACCATTATTGAAGTAGTTTTATAAATTGAAACCTTGATGACCCAGTTACCCCTACGAATAGAGATAAAGGATACCATGTTGTCTGTTACTTTTGCTTTCATACGACTATTTAGGGGAAAATAAATTCCCCTAAAGTCGCACTAAGTTAACACTTATAAGGATCTTCCATTGTCATAATGCGCTTAGCTGCCTCATATTTCCCATGTCTTGCGAGACAGGAAGCAGCGTGTGCTTTACCATATGAAAAAAGAATAAGTCTTATACGGCAGAAAAGTTTCTTCATTTTGTTACTTCTTTTTCGAGAAGCAACTCAGGTCCACCATTATCAGAAATTTCTACCTTACGTGATTTCTTATGCTCAGGAATAATCCTTTCTAGGAAAATCTTAAGCATACCATTCACCATACTTGCATTGTTAACAACTACCTGATCATCAATCGCGAAGCTGCGAGTGAACGCACGAGTAGCAATCCCTTTGTACAGGAATGCTTGTGTGTCATCTTTTGATTCGCCTTTAACAACCAACTTGTCGTTATCAAGAGTAATCTCAATATCTTGTTTGCCGAAGCCAGCAACTGCCAATTCAATGACATACTTGTTGTCGTCAGCTTTGTAGATATTGTATGGTGGATAGTTTGGAATGTTCTTGGTCATCTCATCATGTAGTTGCAACATACGTGACCAGTGATCATCGAAACCAACAAATAGTTTATCGAAGTCTTTCCCGAAGACTTGTGGTAACAATGTCATTTGAACCTCCTTACTTCTTTGCAGAAGTAAACTTAGTGAATTCTGCAGTGATAACATCAGCTGCATCGAATGTTGCTTTGGCAACAGACTTAGCGAAAGATGTTTCTACATCCACTAAAGTTTGAAGCGCATCAGCCATAGTCTTGTCTTGAACATAGTTCTTAACGAAGATGGACTTAGCACCTTGAATGGTATCAATAGTTGTGTTTGCGATATGTAACATTGAGTTCTCCTTAAGTTAAGCGAGTAAATTGAAATTCGCCACCCCAAATGGGCATGGCAGTTTTAGTCGGCTTTTATCGTAGTTACCGACTAACTACGTTCCCATCCCTGGGACAATTCTATTTAGGCAGCTTCTGCTTTCTCTGCTTCCGCTTTTTGCATTTCTGCAACTTGAGCGTCGCCTTGCTGTTTGATTTTACCAATCAGTGCAACGACCTCTTCAAACGGATGCTTACCCAATACGCGAAGAATAGTATTAACTTCCTCTACTTTCAATTCAAGATTGATCATTTCGTTTCTTTCCTATGTTATATGAAGTGTGAAAATATATAAATAATGGTATGGGTCGCGAGATTGCAGTCTCCACCCATTCTAACATGAAAGGACCATGCCAGTATGAATATTTATTCAATCTATACCGCTACCAATAAAACAAATGGAAAAGTTTATGTCGGGTTTGCGACTAACTTCCATCAAAGAGTCAAAAGACACAAAGCACTTTTTACAAAATCTCAAAAAAAATTATACACAGCTATAAGGAAATACGGCTGGGATAATTTTCTCTGGGAAGAAATTTATGTTTCTACCGAAAAAGAACACTGCCTTAATACAATGGAAGAATTCTTCATAAACCAGTTTGATTCTATTAATTCTGGATACAACGTCACACATGGTGGATCAGGTGTTTTAGGTATTAATAATGAAACTGTTTGGATAAACAATGGTACCATTAATAAAAGAATCAGACAAAATACATTTTTACCAGAAGGCTGGGTTTTTGGTAGAATTAAGATCTCTCGTAAAGTGAAAATGTCTAATGATTCTAAACAACTGATAAGTGACAAAAACAAAATACATGGAGTTTTTGCTAAACTTAATTCTAATAAATTACCATGTCGCCATTGTGGTATTTATATGAATCTCGGCAACTTATCAAGACACATAAAACGAAAACATTCCAATTAATCAGAGGATCTTTTCTTACCGATATTGTACTTGGGTACAAGTTCCCACTGTTCCTTCTCCTTAAAGGAGACCACTTTAATCTGCGACAGAGATGCTTTTTGCTCTGCTCTTGAAGGATTAATAATCTTTAACAATTCCCAATCTTGCAAAAGCGAAGCGATAGCATTCCTGCGCTCGATATCACCGCTAGTGATATTCGATTCTTTTCCGTCCAATGCAAATAGTTCTTTGAAATGGACAATGAAATACCTTCCCTGTTTATGTAGAATATGGCAGGACTGGTAAAGTTTGTTTTCTTTTCTGGAGGCAATCCCGATACGGGTCAGAGTCTCACGCACTTTGAGGAAGTTGTCTGGTTCGATCAAGTTCACTTCAAGCATTGATTCTGGCGTCCAGTCATAATAAATCATCTCGACTGTCATTATTTTCCACCTTTTTTTAATTTTTCTTCAATAGTATTTAACTGCTCCTCAGAGAGTAATCGGGCAGCTTCCTTAGCCTTCTGGCTGGAGTAACCGAAATACTCTTTGACCAAGAGAATCGCCTTCGTGTCTTTGTCCTTTTTTGCCCAAGGACTAAACCTCTTCTTCTTGGATATACTATTTAGTAAAAATAAAAATTGCCAATCCCGTGGGGTATCGTACCTACTGTTCATCTGATTGGCTTGAAATACTGTGTCGTGGAAAAATGATAACCCTTTATTGACCATAAAAGGGCTATAATCTTTGGTTGCTTGGGGATCCTCCCTAAACAAATTCTCCTTGGTTTCTGTTATCGCCTTTATGAAGTCAAATGGATTCATCGTATCCAGCCTCCCTCATATTCTGATGGGAAGCTGCGAACCTCTTATTGGGGAACATCTTCTTCAGATTTTCCCCAAGTTCTTTCTGGTTTGTAGACTGAGTCAGAAACCTATTCGTATCTTTCTCATACACCAAGAACATATCACCATGCTTCTCTATGGTGACGAGCATAAGATTGCTCTTAACTTCTTCCATTTCTTGCGACAAACGCTGAACCAAGTTGTCCATTTTCTTGGTCGCAAGATGTTCTCTGAACCTATATCCCCAGACAAAAGCAACAACCAATCCTAGTAAATAAAGTATTATGTCCATGTTATTTAAATTTACATTGCATCATTATCTCAGTGAGAGCAGCCATAGTATTTATCTCTTGATCTGCGACGAATGCAGACTTGTACTGATAATCCGCCAAGATAATTACTAGAGCAGGAATTGTGCTCGCCTCAAGATGTTGTGTTGCTGTGTTAAATAACTCTCTGAACAATGTTGCGCAGTCTGAATCTGATTGCTTAGCAACCCACTTACGAACTTCTGTAAAGTTTTTCTCTTTTAGCTGCTTAACAAGTTCAGTAAATGAATCCGCAGTCATATTGACAAGGATATCCGAGTCAATCCTACCTGCTACTGAGTAGCGTTGAAGTTCGTTTAGAATCCTGCGATAGTCTGGGAAGTGTTTCGTGATTAGTTCAGCAACTACTTTGGAATCAAACTCAATGTTTTCTGTCTTAAGAATCTGAGAAACTCTTTTAAAAAACTGAGCTGCGATGGTTTGCTTCTCTCCAGAATCAATCTTAAATTCAATAACAGCACACCGACTATGTAATGGTTCAATGATTCGATTCTTAAAGTTACATGTGAATATGAAACGACAGTTAGAAGAAAACTCTTCAATGAAGTTTCTCAATGCAGGCTGAACAGATTGAGCATTCATATAATCTGCTTCATCTACAATAACAACTTTCCTAGCATCTGTCAGGGAAACAGTTGATGCAAATGATTTGATCGTAGTTCGCAGAGTGTCAATACTTCTACCCTCATCTGATCCTTTGATCATAATATACTCTGCGCCAATCTCATTACACAATGCTTTGGCTGCAGTTGTCTTGCCTGTACCTGCGCTCCCACTAAACAAAAAAGAGGGGAGTTCCCCTTGTGTGATATATTCCTTAAATGTTTTCTTTATAGATTCTGGCAGGATACAATCATCAATTTTCTGTGGGCGATATTTCTCTACCCACAGAAAATGTTCGTCACGGGATTCAATCATAATTTAGTCTTTCAAAAATTGTAACAAAGATGCCGTTGATACTTCTTTCTCTGGAAGATACTTTCCATTAGTTGCAATATAACAATCAGCATGGTAAGGACGAACATCGTTTCCGTGTTTTTTATCTCTTACTGATTTCATATATGCTTCAGCAAGATATCCTTCTTCTTTACAAACAACACAAACAAATTTAGTCAGTGTTTCATATCCATAAACTGTCATGTGTTTTGGATATTCAGGAGATTTCCTCCACAACTTTCCAATCACTTCTCTCAATTTTGTCATAATATATTCTCAAGTTATTACTCAAAGGAAGAATCAGATTCTACGGCAACATAATATACCAGATCCCCTGCGGTGGATTTAAAACGAGAAATTTTCTTACTCGAGATTGTGACAATATAATCGCCAGGGAGCATCTTGAGATTGTCAACTTTGATATTTGCCTTAAACTTCTTGGCAGAGTTTCCAGCGAAACATGAATACGTATTGCCAGTCGCATTCTTCTTATCGCCAACCTGAAGATTAATGCTTGTGCCATCACCTACTACCTGCAGATCTTCTACTTTGAGAACAGATGCAGTTCTGCTAATCATATTGAGCATGGTAGCAGTTAGAGTGAATTCAATATCTGCCTCTGGGAAATTGATCTTGTTCTTAGGAACAGTCAGAACACTAGGATCTGCAGCAAAGAATTTGATACTGCTGCCACCTTCTTTAATTACGACATACTTGTCTTGAAAATCTAGATCTGGATCTTCGAACAGTGATAGCGCACCAAGGAATTCATTGAGATCATAAATGCCAAAGTCTTTCGGGAAGTTCTCTGTTACTTTAGTATCAGATACTACATTCTTCTGACCAGAGATAGTTGATACTTCGCTGCCTGGTTTGATCAACAGATTGGTATTGATGCTGGCGAAGTTCTTAAATAAGTTCACTGTTTCTTTACTAAGTTTCATTGGGTATTTCTCCTATCAAATTATATAATATGTATAACAAATCACTTCTTATCTGCGGAATACTTCACATCATGCTCATATAAAAACATCAAGCAACACATTGCATGAGCCAAGTGATGCATACCTGACTCTGGATCAATTACCTCTCCTTCTTTATACGCCCACAAATGTCGTTGAAGCGCATCAAAGTATCTGCGCTTGGAATCTGGAACATGCTTCCAGTTATCTGGTTCGTATTTCTCTGCCCCAAAGGTCAACACATCTACCGTAGCTCTTAATGCGAGTGGTGGAAGCAAACCGTATTGGGGTTTACCTCCATCAAATTTACGACCACCAGTGGTTGCTGTTTGGGATTCTTTTACGATATCTTTCTTTTTAAGAATCATTCGACCTCCAAAATGTTATCGAGTCTGGACTCTCTACGGAAAATCCAGACTCAACCATCTTAGATGCGGCTAAATGCTTCTGCGCCAAGAACTTGGTTAGCGACAGAGATCATCTGGCGCGATGGTTTGCCCAGACGATACTTCATGGTCTCAGTGCCATCACGCAGTACTGCTTTGTTACCATAAACGCAGTAACCTTGATTGCGCAACTGGTAAACTGCATCATGCGGATTCTTCAAACCGAAAGAACCAGCGATCTGCTTTGCTGTTACTTCGTTGCCTTTTTGAAGGAAGTTCAAAAGTTTTGATTGTTTAGACATCAGTTATTTCTCCATAGTATAGCCATCATAAAAAAACTGGGCGAGGGGATGGCAATACCCCCACCCAGGATGGAATCAAACTGGGATTCCATTCTCTCTAAGGATTTGATTGAAATCCTCAACATCTTGGTCAACAACATCAGACTCTTCAATTAGTTTCTCTAATCGAGTTTGATCTGTTGTCTTTGTTGCAGGTTTAACAGCTTTAGGCTGCTTAACTTTAACGACTTTAGGTTTAGCTACCTTAACAGTCTTAGAAGTCAACTGCTTGGTGTAAGCAGATAACTCTGCCTCAGTAGGAACTGGGAGTGCATAAACACCACGTTGTACTTTGTTGGATTTGAATAGCCAGTTAGGATAACCAGTTTTCATTCCACCTTTGGTACGCTTCTTAAGTAATTCTTCGTGGATTGCAATAACTTCTTTCAAAGAGATGCGACCACTTTTCTTAAGTGAAGGAGTGTGCTCAATAAAAGAAACGACACACTTCTTCTGCGATAAAGAAAGATCTGCAAATTTTAACATAATAAAGTTCCTTTTCAAGTGTAAGATAATATTATACTACAATAATGATTTAAAGTAAAACTTAGATTGCACTCTGTTGCTCGGGCTGTTCCGCAGGAGTTTCAGCAGACGGAGTAACTTCTGGCTGCGGATTTGCAACTTTGTCATACAGATCAATAAACGCAGACTTAGTTGCAACATCGAAACGATTGCAGCAAAGTTCAACTGCCTTGTTACGATTCTTGAAGATTGCATATGCACGAACAATATGCAACATACGTCGAGTCGTAATCGTTTCATCGACACCACCATCAGCAAAAGTGCGACGAATAGCATCAGCCCACTTGACTAGAGTATCAGCAAACTCTTCATCAAGACAATTGAAAGATTGCATCAAGTTCTTGATAATTTTTACTTCTACTTTAGCAGTAGGATACTCCTGGTCAAACGTAACAGCAAATCTTTCCAGGAATGCTTCGTTGAGAATGTTAGTACCGATGTAACGACCATCGTCACTACCCTTGCCTTTGGTATTTGCAGTCGCGATGACATTAAAACCAGCAGCAGGAATGATCATCTCATTCTTAAGTTTGAAGTAATAGGGTTTGCCTTCGAGAATCGGTTGCAAGCAAAGCAAAGTATTTGCCGAGCCAGCATCGATCTCATCTAGCAGTAACGTAATACCCTGACGCATAGCGATCAGTACTGGTCCTTCAACAACTTCCACGTTGCCGTTGGTCAAAGTTTTAGAACCAATCAACTGATCTTCGTCAGTCATCATATTCAGATTGACCCTGATCAACGGACGCTTATGCTTTGCGCAGATCTGCTCCACCATGGTGGACTTGCCGTTGCCCGTAGGTCCAGAGATATATGCAGGGTAGAAAAGACCCTCTTTGATAATGCTCTCTAGATCTGAATAGTTTCCAAAAGGCACGAAGTTTGGATCCTTCACAGGAATCAATTCTTTCGTGTTTGAATAGTCTACAACAAATGATTCTTTGACATCTGTTTTCAAAGCAGTGTTCCCTACAACTTTGGGTTGATTACCACCAGGGATTGCATACAAGCCACGACCGACTCGGTCAGTCATTAACCAGACTGGCCAATAGTCAAGGTCATACTTCTCCCTGATATGAACTACTTGTTGACGTGAAAAACTACCTGATGCTCCAATGTCAGGAAATTCCTCGAACAGTTTGTCTTGGAAAAACTGCTTATCCTTCTCACTAATTTTTGCCATCACATATCTCCATAATTTATATTACAAAAACAATTATACTACATTCTTGAATTAATGTAAAGTAATAACCCTACGGGGTGCAGGGTTATTTAAAACCCTATGCAACTACGCTTATAAACCGATTCAAGAGAATCCTGCTGGTTCTTTTGTTACTCATGTAGTTTCCAAAAGACTTTGCAATAGACCGCGCAGTCGAATCAGAACTAACTTCCAATGTTTTTTCTTCAATCTTTGTAGATGAACTTGGAATCATGTACAACTCATCGCGACCAGCATTATTAACAAGAGCAAATCCATTGTCCCTAAATTGCTTTTTCCAGTCATCAATCATTAATGACGTGTTACCCTCATACATCGGTAAATTTGAAGATGCTGCCCAATGCAGAGCACGTCTATTATTATCAACAATATGAAATCCTACTGTCCTAATATTGTAACGATCCTTAATCATATTAAGTAACACCAATGTTTGTTGTGTATTGCTGCCACCTATATTATATGTTTTTTGCGTGACGTCATCTTTAATAAGATGTCGCGAAGGACTATACCACTGTTTTTCAGGGTTCCAATAGCGAGCACTCAGAGTAGCGTCAACACCAGGAATAGCATTCAATGTGTTACCCTCGCCATCGGTAAGAGTAATCAAAGAAGTTTTCTCGATGTTATTCTTCTTGATGTAGTCACCAATGTTATGGTAGACCCATACCAGTGCCTCATTTAGCGGAGTTGAGTTTAAACCATATCCTTCCTGACCTACAAGAGTATCAGTTAACAATCTGCGTGACATAGAATTGAATTCAGACGTAGTCATCTCGCTGCTAAAGAACTCTAGTAAACTAAAGTTGGTATTGCTATTGATAATACACTGCTTAGATTTTGCTAGTTCTTCCATATGCTCTTTGAGGCGACTATAACTCTCATTGATCTTAGCAGGATTACTGCGACG